TAAAAAAATATGTTATAATATTTATATAAGAAAAAAGACAGTTACAGCAAATATTTTTATTTCCCGCGCGTTGCAGAGAATAAAGCTGTCTTGTTTATTGGAACTTAGCGCAGTTCGGTTAGAGCAACGGTCTTATACACCGTGGGTCGTGGGTTCAAATCCCACAGTTCCTATTTGGAGTTTGGTTTAAGCTCTAGCTAAAGAAGTTAAACCTAAGTTGATGATAAACTCAACCCCTTAAGTGTTCCGAGGGCAGAACACTACCTTAGGAAGTGGAGGGGGATGAACTTCCCGTCATCTTTTACGGAGTAGAGATTGGTATTAGCGGATGCCACAAAGGATTAGCACCCACCGCATTTTGGCTCCATAGCTTAGCTGGTTTAAAGCGCCTGCCTGTCTTGATTATTACAATGAATATTTTTGGCGGAAAGGAAGTTATAATGACAGAAAAAAATCCGTCACAAATAGGCTTGGAGACAGAATTGAAATGTCAAAGCTACTTACTTTCACAAGGTTTTGATATTCTAATTCCACTCGGAAATTATTTGAAATATGACTTAGTAATAGTTAAGAATGAAAAATTTTATAGAATTCAAGTGAAACACGCACATCAAAAAGATGCCGAAAGTTTTTATGTAAGCACAAAATATGATAAGCGTGAACAAGGACGAGTTGTAAAACAGGCATATCAAATTGGTGAGATTGATTACTTTATTACAGAATTTAATAATCAATTTTATATGTTTCCTGTATTTGGTACAATAGAAACTCGTTTATGGCTTTCGCAAGAAGGCAAACAATTAGCTAGTAAAAAATATGCAAAAGATTATTTAGCTGAAAATATTCTATCAAAATTGTAACTTTAAGGCACGCAGGAGACCGCGAGTTCAAGTCCCGCTGGGGTCGTCGCTTGTTGAGGTGAGTTCGCGACCGCCCGCAAGCTCGTTGCAACGATATAGAACTAACATCTATAGCTTTATGAATATTTCATAAAAATATAGGATAGTGGGTTCGAGTCCCACCCGGGCACAAGTAGTGCCTGGTAGTTTTAACATGGAGAAAACAATATTTTTATGAATAATATTCAACCACTTTAAGCGGAGCCTTCTGATCAGGGTTGCGGGGTTCGACTCCCCGTGGGTGGTTTTCGCTATTGTCACAATAGCGAGGTGTTAGCATGGATTTGGGGGTCAACTACTACTGGCAACTTTTGTTGATATGTAGCTTGTGACAAACACCTAAAAACGAGGCAAAGTAACCCCTCTTATTGTTTTTATTGGTAGACAAGAATTAAAAGTCAAGAAGAAAATACGGCTTGTAACAGGAACGCTTTTAGGAGAGGAAATCCTTTAGGTTTGTTCGATTGTTGAAAACTGAACGGATCTATAAAGCTCTGCGCAATCCTGTCAAGATGCGGGTGATTGCAACTGCGCCCCCAATAAAAATAATTTGATTTTTTCAAAAATTTATGATATAATATGTATATAAGAAATGAAGAGAAGTTGAAAAATGCTATACGAAAAGAAAGAGAATTAGAGTGGGCGATATAGAGCCTAATCAACTGAAATGGTTCCTCTCAAGAGTAATTTCTTATATAAGCCGACATAGCTCAGCGGGGATGAGCGCTCGCCCTACAAGCGAGAGGTCGTAGGTCCGATCCCTACTGTCGGTATTAACGGGGTGTGGCGCAATTTGGCTAGCGCACTAGCTTTGGGTGCTAGGTGTTGTGGGTTCGAGTCCCGCCACCCCGACTAATAGCTGAAACGGATCAGGTCCAATCGTCCGATTAGGTATGCGAGGGAAGTGAGGTTGGTTGCGAAAGCGTAAAATCCTCCGCGTTTAAAGTGGTATTGAAATATATATTCCGCCTAATCTTTAGCTATTGTTATGGGGTTATAGTTCTAATTGGCGAGAACAGCTGCTTTGCAAGCAGACGGTTGAGGGTTCGACCCCCTCTAGCTCCATTTGTTCATGAACAACGGGTTGCGTCTGGTGCCTCGTAAGCGGATCTCCAGATGGTTGGAGCTGTGAAAGTTAAATGCTCCCGCGCACAGAGCGAAGGTTGGTCGCTGTGCATATGGGGTTATAGTTCTAATTGGCGAGAACAGGTCCCTTGCAAGGACAAGGTTGCGGGTTCAAGTCCCGCTAGCTCCACTAAGCATTTTTATTTGATTTCTTTAAAAAATTATGTTATAATATTTATATAAGATAAAAAGAAAGAAGTGTGATGAATATGTTATATGCAATTGATGCGAGAGAACAGATTTATGGCGGTTTACATGGAATAATGACTCTTTTAGTTGATGACTTTGAGAACGAAGAAGATGCAGAAGACTGTGGTGCAGAAGCTTCAAGAGATCTGATCGAATCTTACTGCTATGATGACCTTAAGGAGCAGGCTTCTTATGAGTTAAGCGACGGTGATGACTTTGATGAGTTCATGGAGCAGCTTATCGAAGATGATATTGACTTCACGGTCTATAAGATCAAGGACGAGTACCAGAAGCAGCTTCCGGAAGATCTTGAAAGTCTTTTTTATGAAGATTCTGATGAGTTTCTTGAGAAGTACTGCGAGTAAGAACTATTTGACATTTCAAAAAATTTTGTTATAATATTTACATAAGATAAAGAAAGGAGTCACTGATATGAAACGAAAACAAAGTGACAAACAAGAGGAAAAAGTGAATAAACAGATTTCCGTCAGTGACGCAATGGTAGCGTAACGAGCTTTTAACTCGTAAGTTGCAGGTTCGAGTCCTGTCTGGCGGACTTCAGGCGTGTAACTTAGCTGGTAGAGTAGCGGTCTCTTAAACCGTTGGTCGTGGGTTCAATCCCCACTACGCCCACTCTGAAAGGAGAGTCGATATGAGTAAAGGCAATCCACAAAAGAAAATGGTATTTCAAGATAATTTCATAAAACGTTGGTGTTGTTCAGCAAAAAACCACCCTGAAGGTTGGTCATGGTGGAAACGTAAAAATCGTAAAGCGTTTAGGCGGAAGATGAAAGATGAGGTAAAAGATGTTTGTATGTCCGACGTGCAATAAAGAATTTGATACTGAAGGAAATATTCAGAAACATTTTCTTTCATGTTGGAAAGAACATCATTCTTATCACAAATCAAAATCCGCCCCACATAGTGAAGATATAGAAATAAGAGAAGTAAGTGACGAAATAGTAAATTTCTTTAATTCATTGAAAGGGGCAAATTAATGAAAGAAATAATGATTAAAACTCATTGTATTGTTACGGATGTTCATGATGAGTATAAAATCAAATGGCTAGGACGCATTGTTGATACAAAACCTCAATTTAAAAATGGTCGTCCTATTTTTATTGTAATTGGGGGCGGCGGTCGGATGGAACTTAACACGACTGATATGAACCGTATCGAGAAATGTGCTAAAATGGTCACAACCCCCAGAGGACGAGGGGCAGTTTCAACTGATAGTGCCCGTATTTTTATCAAGCAAGAAGATGATAGTGAAAAACTTATGGGTGTTTTAATTCATGATAGAGTAAAGACATTTGCTCCGATGTATGATAAAGTTGGCTATCGAGAATAAAATAACATATTTGATTTTTTAAAAAAAATATGTTATAATATTTATATAAGAAATGAAAAAGAAATAAAATCTATGACAAGGCGAACTGAAATTTGAGTTGCAAATCAACTTTCAGAGAACTTCCACGAGAGAAACTCGTCCTCATGGTAAGATTGTTGGGGGATATTAAAATCCGAAGTGCACAAAGGCTGGAATAAAAGGGTCGCGGATCCAGCAAAGAGGGGTAAAGTCATAGTCCGGAGCATTTGTTTTCTAAGAAAGCGTTAGTGGCGAATATATTTGCGTTAAAAGCAGATATATAAACCCACCACCCGGTACTTTAAGCTGGGGAACTTCAGGGTGAGAGACCTTGCGAGGAGGATTGAGCCTCCACTTTGGCGACTTCGACTAGCGGTTTAGGTCGGCTCCCTCTCAAGGAGCAAACGGAAGTTCGAATCTTCTAGTCGTCATTAACCCCAGAGGGTAGATAACTCAAGTAGAGTATAGTCCAATGTAGCTCGCCTTCCGCGGAAAGGAAGAATCTGTGTGACGAGCAGATCTGAGTAGGCTATCGGGGTTTTATGGGAGCGTCGTCTAAAGGTAAGGACATTACTCTTTCAAGGTAGAAATGTCGGGTTCAAGTCCCACTGCTCCTGCTCTTTTCTTCTCTGGCTGGTGTCCAGTTTGAAACCACCCCTTTCTTTCTTAACGCGGGTTAGAGGAGTGGATCCTTGCTAGCCTCATACGCTAGAGACGCGGGTTCGAATCCCGCACCTGCTATTTAGACGCGTGCAGCAAATAATTCAAGTAGTCAAATGGTAAAGACATCAATCTTAAAAATTGAGAATGTGGGTTCGATTCCCACCGTGAAAAAAGCGTCTAGTATTTGGGTGAGTAAACCGTTACGGAGGCGGGATGGACTGTAAATTCATCTGCATTGTGCATCTAGTGGGTTCGACTCCCTCTTCGCCCATTATAGGAAAGTAGTTTAATGGTAGAACGCTGTATAAAAGAATCTTGAAAGCAGGTTTGAACAGCATTTATAAATTGCATCATAAAGCCTGAGATGAAGGTTCGATTCCTTCCTTTCCTATTTGATTTCTTATAAAAAATATGATATAATATTTATATAAGAAATAAAAACGAGTTGGATTGTTCCCGTAGCAAGAGGTAGGGTAGTACCTACAACTCTTCCTCGTTTATATGGCGACGTAACCCAACGGAAGAGGTGCGGGACTTAAAATCCCTTCAGTGTGGGTTCGAATCCCACCGTCGCTACTGTGTGCATAGTTCAATTGGTAGAACTTCGGCTTGTGGTGCCGAGTGTTGTGGGTTCGAGCCCCACTGTACACCTTTTTTCATTTTCTCTATATTATAAGTATACTCTAGGTCGTCATAATTTTAGGTGTTGACGTAATGGATGGTTGGGTCCTAGAGCTTTTTGGGGTTGTGATGGAATTAGGCATACATACGTGTCTTAGAAACACGGTTTTGCGAGTTCGAGTCTCGCCTTCCCCATTAGTCGGAGTCATGATCCGGCATAATAGAACCTACCGCCACAAATGAACAAAAGCGGCAAGGCGGTTAAATTCATAGTTGGACAAACACAATAGTTCAAAGAATGTCGATAAGTAGAACACAACTATGCGGCAGATATTCTAGTGTGTGCTAGATGAAGCGGATTTAATCAACAAGAGAAGAAAATTAGTAATGAATCTGCACAGGTTCTACTAATTGAGTGCAGCTCTTGTTATATAGGGTCTTGGTGTAATGGTAGCATTACTGTCTCCAAAACAGCAGGTCTAGGTTCGAATCCTAGAGATTCTGTGTAGGGACCCGTCTTCGAGCGGTTATCGGGTTTAAATTAGGAACCGCTGCTATACCTACATACGGGTGGGGCGCTATTTTTAATAGCGTCCTATTTATTAAAAATATTGAACTTTTGGGCATAACTTTTCATTTTTCTTAATATAAAAATTATATATAAATGAAAAGAAAAATATGGAGGTTCAATTTTATGATAGGTATTTATAAATTTCAAAATAAAATTAATAGTTGTATATATATTGGACAAAGTTTAGATATTGAACGAAGATATAAAGATCATATTAATAGAGCTAAAAATAATTTTAAATCTAATTCAGAATATGATTCTCCTCTTCATCGAGCAATAAGAAAATATGGAATTGAAAATTTTATTTTTGAAATAATTGAAGAATGTTCTAAAGAACAATTAAATGAACGAGAACAATATTGGATTGCTTTTTATAATTCATATAATAATGGTTATAATTGTACTACTGGCGGAAATAACGCAGAGCATAGTAAAAAATTTGATGATGATTTTATTACAATAATTCAGCAATTATTAATCGAAAATCAAATGACTTATGAAGAAATTCATAAAAAATATAATATATCTATGGGAAGAATAAGTGAAATAAATACAGGAAAAGTTGGATATAATAATAAATTTAATTATCCATTAAGAACATTAAAAAAAATAGAAAAATATATTTGTCCAATTTGTAAAAAACAAAAAAATAAAAATGCAGAAATTTGTTCTGAATGTTATAAAAAAAGTTTAAAAAATGGTAGACCTAATAGAGAAGAATTAAAAAAATTTATTAGAACTATGTCTTTTACTCAAATAGCACAAAAATATAATGTTACAGATAATGCTATTAGGAAATGGTGTGATGCAGAAAACCTTCCTAGAAGAAAACGAGATATACAAAAATATTCTGATAAAGAATGGGAAAGTATTTAATTGGTTCGATCCCAGGTCCGCCCATTTAATTTATTTTTAGACGCTTACTGCAAAATAAAATTTTATTATAACTTTATATTAGGGATATAAACAGTTTAAAATAAAAGCGTCTAGTTATGGGGTGTTGGCAGAGCATGGTTGAATGCACTCCCCTGCTAAGGGAGCGACCGCTTAACCACGGTCCGGAGGTTCAAATCCTCCACACCCCGTTATAGACACATACAGCAAACATAGAGAAATCTATAATATATCGGTTCAAATCCGATTTTTTCCAGTTGGGAGAAATAGCCGAATGGGTACAGGCAATAGAATAAGTGTGTCTAGATATGCAGTGAATCCGGCTGGATGAGGAAGCGGTCTTGAAAATCGTCGGGTTGATGAGGCTTTGGGGGTTCGAGTCCCTCTCACTGCGCTGGGTATTTTTCCTTAATTTTATAGAAGCAATCTTCTAATATAATAAGAAGTTATGCTTCTTTTTTATTAAAAAAATTAAGGAGGTTACAAAATGAATAATTTAGAAGGTTTATTATCTATAATTAAAAGTGAAAAAATTATAACTGTTAATCTTTTTGATGAAAATGATCTTCTTCTTATTACATTCCATTTGCCTGGATACGAACATATTGAAGAAGATTTATTATTAAGAGAAGTTGCAGAATTAAAAATTGTTAGCTTGAATACAATTAATATAAAACTTGCAGCAATTAATATCTAAAAGGAGGGAACAAGATGATTAAAACAATAGCGAACCATCTTAATAATGTAGCTGAATTGATTGCTGATGAACAGAGCGATGTTGCAAATTTAACTAAATTTGATGTAGGTGCGGGAAGTACTTGTATTGTCATTGAAACTAAGAAAGTATTGATGCTTGGTAATGATGGTATCTGGCATGAAATTTAAGGGGGGTTTTAAAATGTTTGATGTTGTAACATACATTGCAGCAAGAAATGCAGCTAAAGAATATACTGACGAAAAGGCAAGTATAAATTGGACAAAAGAGATTGTTAATGAAGTTCCAGATCCTTCTGAAGCAGATGAATTTACTTTATACTTTGTACCAAAAGACGCAAATGACTATTCAGAGGGATTCCTTGAATATATGCTTGTTGAAGATCAAATGGAACTTATAGGTGATACTTCTGCAGACATTGATTTAAATGACGTTGGTTTTGCGGCAGATGCAGAAGATGATGAAATGTTGGTTATTGATACTCAGCCTGTTATTTAAAAATATTTGATTTTTTTAAAAAATTATGATATAATATTTATATAAAGAAATAAATAATAAATAAAGGCACAAACAGCAATCTTTTTATATATTCTTTGAGCTGAATAAATATAAATGTGCCTTGTTATGGTTCATTGGCGCAAATGGTAGACGCGATCGTCTCAAAAGCGATATTTTCTGGGTTCGAGTCCCAGATGAACTAGTTAGGTTCATACAGCAATTTTATTTTAGAGTAAACTTTTAATTTACAACCTAAAAAGAGCCTAGTTTATTGCGGGTTAGTTTATCGGTAGAACAAATGGTTCTGACCCATTAAAGAACAGTTCAACTCTGTTACCCGCTGTTATTGGGGTGTCACCAAAAGGTCAAGGTACTGGATTTTGATTCCAGCATTTGCAGGTTCGAATCCTGCCACCCCAGTTATATTTCTTTCGTCTAATGGGTAGGATACCAGATTCTGACTCTGGCGATATTGGTTCGAGTCCAATAGGAGATGCTTGCGGGAGTTGGTCCTTCCGCATAGAGCTACCATAGGATGTTGCCCGGGTAGGGCGCGCGCATCATTTAAAGAGTGGGTTGCAACCCTTTGGAGATATGCTCACACTATGGCGTTTGCGGTCAACGACAAACCGCATATACAGGTGTAGTCTAATGGAAAGAACAGTTGACTTCTAATCAACTAATCGGGGTCCGATTCCCCGCACCTGTACTAAGTCCTCATAGCATAATGGAAAGTGCACTTGGCTACGAACCAAGGCTTTGTGTGGGTTCGACTCCCTCTGAGGACAGCAATTCAAGGGCCTGTATATAGTTTCGACGGGGGCTTGAAAATTATTAACTCGCATGGGATGATACGCACATTACGCGATCATAAAAAATAAACGCTAACAAAATTGTAAAATTCTCTAATAGAAAGGTTGCTTTTGCTGCCTAATCTACTTAGAACTCTAAGAAATACCTTGTGTGTGGTTAATTCTTAGTTTTATAATATTACACACTTTTTATATTTTTGTTATTTTGTAAAATAACTGGTGGAAATCTTTATTAGTCCAAAAGTGAGAGAACACTAAAAACACTATTGCGTAAAAGGTTAATAATAACTAGGGTTTTCGGACACCGGGGCAGAGCCGGTCAGGTCCACTCAATATAAAATAATTTGATTTTTTTAAAAAAATATGATATAATATATATATCAAAAGAAAAAAGGAGATAATTAAATGGCTAAAGGCTGGGAACATTTTTCAACTGTAAATGATGCAACAGTAGAAGATGTTAAAACAAAGAAGGCTCGATCAAAGATGACTGAGCGAATGATTAAAACTGTTCCTACTTTATCTGAGGAAGAGTTGAAGAAAGCATCAGATGAAAGATATAATGAAATGGTTGCGGCAGATGATTTTCTTGTAGCAGGATATAATGATAAGCGACTAAAGAGTAAAAAGCTTATTAGGCAGGCTCGTTATGTAATTAAGAAGAGAGCTGAAGCTGAAAAGAAGACTAAAGAAGCAAAGGAAAAAGCTGAAGCTGAAGTAACTGAATAAATAATTTTATATATAAGGCGCGTACAGCAAAAATTACAGATAACAGCATAGAATGTCCATCTATATACTATATAATGCGCCTAGTTTCGCCTCCTTCGTCCAATGGTAGGACTCTTGACCTGTAATCAAGGTATGTCGGTTCAAATCCGGCAGGGGGCTTCACCGCACGGGTGACTGTAATGGCAACTGACGAGTGGGTGGTAATTATTACCTTCGGTGCGGGATATAAATTAATAGAGGTCTCCGTTTTCTGGGAACCATTCTTCAGAAAACATATGGGCGCGTCGCCTAATGGTATGGCACATGACTTTTAATCATGCCGGCGTAGCCGATTAGGAGTTCGATTCTCCTCGCGCCCATTTTATACTCGTGTAGCCAAGTGGTTATGGCAACCGCCTCTTAAGCGGTATATCGAGGGTTCAAATCCCCCACGAGTATTATGTCGTTGTACTCAAGTGGCTGAAGAGGACAGTCTGCAAAACTGTTATTCGTAGGTTCGAATCCTATCAACGACTTTCATTAGAACAAAAGGAGAAAGAAAATATGTTTATGTTACGCTCTAATGATGGATTATATTTTTCAAAAAAGAATAAAATAATTTTATTTGAAACAGAACAAAGTGCTATGGCATTTGCACAGCAGTTCTTAATGTATGCGGCGGCTAGGGCACAAGCGGAGAATAACATCGGTTTGATCATTCAACTCCAGATGAACCCGCCTTCATTTGTCTATGAAAAATATGATGAAAGAAATTTACCTAAAGAAAATACAATTTTATTTTCTGAACTTAAAAGATAAAAAGGTTATGAAAATAACCTTACTATATAATTAGTTAAAAGGAGAAAAAAGGAATGAATACTTTTATGTCTGGTCTTACTGAAAATTTTAATTATGGTGTAACTGAGAATGGTGCACTTACACACAAGTCTACTCTCAATGCAGTTTATGATATGTTTGCATTATGTGCAGCATATAGAACTCGTTCTGATGAAGATTGTATCTTGATGTTTAAGAACGCAATTGAACAGGATCCTCTGCTTGCTATGAAATGTCTATTTTATATTGCGGACTGCCGCGGAGGTCAGGGTGAGCGTAGATTCTTCCGTGTATGTTTTAGATGGCTGGCTGATAAGTATCCTGACATCGCCCGCAAAAATCTTGAGTTGATTCCTGAGTATCGTAGATGGGATGACCTTATCTATGCTACTGTTGGAACTAAAGTAGAAAAGGATGCTCTTGCTATTGTTAAGCACCAGCTTGCTTTGGATGTAACGTCTAAGACTCCATCTTTGCTTGCTAAGTGGCTTCCTTCTGAAAATGCGTCTTCCGCATATACTTGCGCAATGGGAAATAAAATTCGTAATTATCTCGGTTGGACACATAAGCAGTACCGTAAGGCGCTGTCTGAACTTAGAAGCCGTATCAATATTGTTGAGAAGTTGATGTCACAGGGCAGATGGGATGAGATCGAGTTCGATAAGATTCCTTCAAAGGCTGGCTTAGTATATAAGAACGCGTTCGCAAGACGTGATATTATTGCTAAGAAGTTTGAAGCTTTTGCAAAGGATGAAAAGACCAAGGTTAATGCAGATACTTTGTATCCTTATGAGGTAGTAGCTAAGGTAACTAATGGATGCAATTTAAGTTCTACTGATCGAGCTATGATTGAAAAGTATTGGAATAATCTTCCTGACTATTTTGATGGTAAGCAGTCTAATATTCTTTGCGTAGTAGACACCTCTGGTTCTATGTGTGGACGTGAAGCATCTGCCCCTATCAATGTAGCTATCTCTCTTGGTATGTATTGTGCTGAGCGAGCAGGAGGACCTTTCAAGGATCATTACATCTCATTCAGCTCTCGTCCTCAGCTTATTAAGATTCAGGGTGTTGATTTCGCAGATAAGGTTCGACGGATTTATGAAACTAACCTTTGCGAGAATACCGATTTGATTAAGACTTTTAATATGCTTCTTGATATTGCAAAGTCTAGCAAGAAGGAGGATATTCCTGAGACTATCGTAGTAATTTCTGATATGGAAATTGATAGTGGTTCTAATTTCAGAGTTAATTATTGCTACGGAGATGAAAGAGTAGAAATTGCTAGAACCAAAGTATTAACTGAAATGGAGTCTATGAGAGCTAAGTGGGCGGCCGCAGGTCTTAAGATGCCTAAGTTAGTATATTGGAACGTACAGGCACGTAGTAACAATTTTTTGGACGACGGTCCTAATGTAAGTTATGTATCTGGTATGTCTCCTACTATCTTTAAGCAGGTTATTACTGGTAAGACTGGCTGGGATCTCATGATCGAAACCCTTTGTGCTAAGAGATACGAAGCTGTAACCGTTTAATTTATACCCTCTAGGTTTAACCTAGAGGGGTTTTTTTATTTGCTTTTTTAAAAAAAATATGATATAATATTTATATAAGATAAAGAAAAGAGGTCGATAAAGATGGGTAGAGTATTTGCTAGCAGCGACTAGAATTTTCTAGTCTGTTCGGACAAAAATATGAAATTTTACTCTTTGTCTTTTTATATAATATAGAAAGATAAAGGAGGATTTAAATATGAATAAAAATAATTTACCTAAAATAAATAGCGTTTTTGGATATTGGAAAATATTAGAAACTGGTTTGATTAATCCAAATACTAATAATAAATATTATATTGGAAAACCAGTCTATAGCAAATGTATTTGCACAAAATGTAACAAAACAATAGCATTAAAAAATAATGGAGATTTAAATAGAGCTAAAAAAAATAATTCTTCTTGTTCAGAATGTTCTCAAAAAGAGAGACTTTCTAAGTTAAGAACAATAAAAATAGGAGATGTTTTCAATAATTTGACAGTAATTGGTGATGGTGGAGTACAAAATGAAAAACATTATTCAATATGTCAATGTAAATGTGGGAAAATTGTAACTGTTAGAGACAACAATTTAAAAACTGGACAAGTTCAATCATGCGGTTGCATAGGCTCTTTAGGAGAAAATAAAATTTCTAAAATTTTGGGAAAAAATAATATTATTTTTGATCATGATAAAATATTTCCAGAATTATTACAAGAAACAAAAAGAAAATTAAGATTTGATTTTATTATTTATAATGAAGATGGAACTATAAATCGTTTTATTGAGTTTGATGGAAATCAACATCAAACTGGGTTTTTTGGTGGAAGTTGGCACAATATAGAAACCTTAGAAATAATACAAGAAAGAGATTTAATTAAAAATAATTTTTGTAAAAAAAATAATTATACTTTAGTAAGAATTCCTTATAGTAAATTAAACTCTTTAACATTAGAAGATTTAATGGGTAATAAATATATAATATAATTAGAAAGAGGTGTATAGAAATGGGTCGTGTTTATAGTAGTAGCGATTGGCATGGGAATTTAGCCATAGCAGAAAAAGTATTTGAGTTTTTACAGCCTGATGATACTTTATACTTCCTTGGTGATTGTGCAGACCGCGGCAGAAATGGCGTAGAAATAGCTCAGATGTTACTTAACGATCCTCGTGTTATTTTTATTAGAGGTAATCACGAAATTTTTATGGAAGAGGGGTTAAATGATTTAATTTATATGGGATATCCTAGAAATTCAACTCTTTGGCGTCAGAATGGCGGAGGTCCAACAATAGAAGAGCTGTCAGCAATGACAGATAATGAATTAAGAGTTCTTCGTGCTCAATTAAGACACCTTCCGCAAACTATGATCTACCATAACGTAAATGGTCAAGATATTATTCTTGATCATTGTGGATATACACCTAGTTTTGCAGATAATAATAATTTCTTCTATCCAGCTTGTCATGAACCATATTGGGATAGAAGTCATTTCTTTGAATATTGGGATGATGACCATTTTTCTAATACTTATATAGTACATGGACATACCCCTACTATCTTTATTGAGGAAGAGCTTAATAGTTGGAATGGTATCCCCACTCCAAGAGATTCCGAATATGATTTTAGAGCTTACCATTACTGCAATGGTCATAAAATCTGCATTGATATGGGAAGTTTTTTTAGCGGGCGGACTGTTTTACTTGATTTAGATAGCTTTGAAGAAATTTACATAGAAGAGGAAGAATAATATGTTATATAAATATTATAAAGTTACTTTTTCAAATGGATTTGGCGTTTATTATGATGAAGTAAAATATTTTGCTCTTCCAGATGAAGATGAGCCGGAAGAATATATTGATAGGTCAACCCAGTATAGTTACTGGAATCCGGATGACGATATGCTTGATTTTTATGACAATAATTATAACAATCCTGTTAATATGTATCATTTGGATTGTGTATATAAAATTGAAGAAGTTACTAAAGAAGAATTCTGTGCAGAAACAGAATAATTTATATAAAAAGGAGACAAAAATGATTAGATCTTATGAAATTACTTGGTATGCTTTGAACGACACTAGATATGGGCGGGAGCCGCTGATCCGCACTTCCAATATTAAGATTGGAAGACCGCGCGGAGTTACCTCTGTAGATGCCAAAACTGCAGTTGATTTATTTTGTAAGGAGTTTGGCAACCTAAAGCGTAATGCTATTGTATCTATTAAAGAATTGGATGAAAATGGTGAACAGATTGGTGAGAATATTCTTCCAACTGAAGACAATGGCATGATTCCTATTAAAAGAAAGTAGAGAATGTAAGTGAGGCAACATTAGTTTCCTCACTTTATTTTTTTAAAAAAATATGATATAATATATATATAAAGAAAAAGAAAAATAAAAGAAAGAATGGTGATTATTTATGGGATTTAATTTATTTTGTAAACACGATAAGTATGAGGTTCTGACTTGGAGATATCAGAATCTAGGCAAGCCTGATCAATATATTATGGCAAGAATTAAATGCAACAACTGTGGAAAGATTCTTGAAAAAACTATCACTGGCGATAGAATGAATGCTTTTGCTGTTGTTTATGATGATAAGTTTGGAAGGTAAGATAAAAATGACAGTAACAGAAGCAATTAAGAAACTGATAAGGAAAGTGAGGATGAGTAATGACAACAACGACAGTTGAATTATTAGCTTATAGACTAATAAGAATAGAAGTTAGAAGATTTGACAGAACTACAACAGATAGCGAGTTAGCTAATTATGTTCGTGGTGTGGTTGATTTACAGACACAAATTTACGATGAAATATGCAGAGAGTGTGGAAAGGAAGAAAGTGAGGAGCTTAGGAACGATGGAACAGTGTACGAAAGGAATGAAAAGACAGTCACAGGAATTGATTGAGCAAGCTTATAATCGTGGGTACAAAGCAGGATATGATAAAGCATTCGCAACGCTAAACGAAAATTGGCAATTAGTAACATCAGAAGCAGAGGAAAAAGGTAGGAATGAAGCGTGGGAAGCGGCGAAGAAAATTTGTTCAGATGAAGGACTAACTTTAGACGAAGTAAATACAATTTTCCGCCATAGACACGTTGGGACAATTTTCTTAGAGTATTCTGCGTCGGAAGCAATAGAGAAACTCAAAGAATATGAAGAGAAGAAAGAAATCAGTATCGGAGATGAGGTTATTACTTCAGGCGGAACGAAGTTTATAGTGCTGCATCTGTATGGGGATAGAAAAGCTTTTGACGGATTGTATGTGAATGGGGCTGGTGCTGATACGAAGCTTGATATAAGCAGAGTTATTAAGACAGGTCGTACATTCCCACAAATTGCGGAAGTCTTGAAGAAATTAAAGGAGGGCGAGTGAATGTACGAAAGTCCAATAAATAAATTCATTGGCGAAATGCAAACCCAAATGGTTAAAGATGAAGAAGGTCAGTTGATGGTTCGGGTGACACAGGCGATAGGATACGATGTTGATAAGGATGAGCTGATTAAGGCTTTGAATTATGACAGACAACAGTATGAAAAAGGGTATTCAGATGGATACAAATACGGCTCGAATGTAAACAAATGGATTCCTGTTAGTGAGAGGTTGCCTAAAATTGCTGGTGTTTATAGAGTAACAAGGTTCTATCCAACTAATTTAATGAATCCCAATTATCTTGTTGATGCTTGTTTCTTTGATGGTTCTAACACTTGGTATGACGATAATAGAATCAATTCCGAAAGAGATTATGCAAATAATGTAATAGCGTGGCAAGAAGACCCCGAACCATATAAGGCGGAAAGTGAGGAAGAAAAATGACAGATAGAGAAAAAGCAATAGTAATGGCATATACGGGAACATGTATGCTGAAAGGTGATAAGTTTCAGATATTTCACAAGTATATTGAGGATATCATGGGTAGACCAGTATGGACTCATGAACTTGGATCTCTTGCAGATATGATAAAGGAAAAATCAAAAGCTGATTTTATATCATTATGTGCGAATGAAGATAGTTCAGAAAAACCGAAACAAGTAAAAAAATATTGCTCTAATTGTAAATGATGTAATTTTGATAAAAATTATGATATGTGGAAAATCAATTGTAAACCTTGTCATAATAAAAGTAATTGGGCTGATGGAAGGAGCGAAGAATTAAACAAAGAAGAAATTGTAATTGGCGATGAAGTAGCGATTAATGATCAGCGTATTCCAATGAAAACCTTTGTAGTTACTAATATTTTAAAAGAAAATGGAGAGAAATGGTATAGCGGAATATTTTTAGATGGATGTGCTTCAGGTATTTATCGTAATTCAGAATGGTTGGTAAAAACTGGTAGGCATTTCAAACAAGTAGTAGAAATGTTGAACCAAATGAAAGGAAGTGACTTATAATGAATATTGATCGAATTGATTTAGGAGATATTCTTAAAAACAAAATATCTGGGCGTATATATGTTGTTATAGATATAAATGAGACTTATGGATATAGCTTAATGTATTTTGGAGAATATTATAATCGTCCTTTAATAAATAATAAAAAAGATAGAGTTCCCATGATAAGATTAATGGATCCAAGTGAATCTTTTGATAATTTTGAATTAACTGGAAATGTTAAAGAGATAATTCAATATTTAAGACTTTTTCTTGTAAATACGCAAAAGAGAGAAGATATCGAATGGGAGGTATTTAAAAATTATGAGTAATCAGATCTATCTTCTTGGTGATATTCACCAAAGTTTTAAGCCTATTAGGGATTTATATAATACTCTAACGCATGATATAAATATAGAAAAACATCCTGACAATACAGATACTTTAATTTTACTTGGAGATAGCGGAGCGAATTTCTTTTTTAATTATCGTGATCAAAATTTTAAAAAGAAATTAGGGAGATATAATTTTACATATTTTATCATTCGCGGGAATCATGATGCGCGGGCTTCGGTTTGTGCAGACAGAGATCCCTCTGCGTGGCATGAAGAAGAGTATTTTGGGAATACGGTCTTGGTTGAAAATGATTACCCCTACATTAAGTATGCACAAGACAAGCCCGCAATTTATTATATTAATGAATATAAAACTCTAGTTATTCCCGGTGCATATTCAGTTGATAAGAACTTCCGTATTAAGTATGATCTTGGTTGGTTTGAAGATGAGCAGTTGACTGAAGAGGAAATGAGCTTAGGAGAAGCACTTGCCGCAGATAATGATATAGATATGGTATTAAGTCACACTTGTCCTCTTATTTATCAACCAACAGATCTATTTCTTTCTGCTATTGATCAATCTACTGTTGATACCACTATGGAGAGATATCTTGGTAAACTAGAAAGAGATCTTGATTATAAACTTTGGTTTTGGGGACATTTTCACAAACTAAGAGTTTATCCTAAATTTGAAAATAGACAATGCGTCATGCTTTCAAATGATGCTTTTGTAAACTTAACAGAGTATCAAAAAAATCTTAATTTAAATATTTATGACAATATTTATCTTATAAAATACTATGAAGAATAATCAATGAGCATCTTGTAAAAAAGATGCTTATTGATTTTTTTAAAAAAATATGATATAATATTTATATAAAGAAAAGGAAATAAAGAAAGGAAGTGTTTTTAATGGGAAAAGATATACATATGTTTATTGTTAATCAAAAAGAGATTTTAAAGAAAGAAATCTTTGATGGTAGAAACTATGAATGGTTTAATCAACTTTGCGGAGGTGGAGATGAAAGATATGATGAGTTGCCTATTGTTTTTGGATGGTCTCCTTTCACGCCTGTCTCGTTTAAGA